CTGTTGGCCTTTGTTGTTCTTCAGCTCAGGACCAGTAGCATTGCCGCCGCCAGAACTGGAGATCTTGGGGCCAGTAGAGTAGCTGCTTATATTCTTACGGGATATGAAGAGGCTCTCGAGAACACCAGAAAGGGTAATGTCGAGATCCCGCGCCCCAAGGTAGACGGGGGCGCTCTGATGGCACAATACTATGAGGCTTTCCCCTACCAGATGGAGGGTGAGACGCTATTAGAGAAACTTAAGAGGGAAAAGGGCTAATGACCATCAGTGACGAGTACCGCCAGCAAGTTCTTGATGAACATGCCAAACAGCCGCGATGGGGCTTAACCGGTCCTAAATACGCTGGTCGAGATATCGAGCACCTTCTAGAGAGGCGGGAGTATATTCAGACTGTATTGGACTTCGGTGCCGGGAAAGGCCTCCTGGGTCAATATATCAAAGCCTCTGGCTGGAAAGGCAAGTGGGTTGACTATGATCCTGGCATACCTGGAATTGATGTTCTGCCGGAATGCCAATTTGACTTAGTAGTCACCACTGATGTGTTGGAGCATATAGAGCCTGATAGGGTTCTAGAGGTTATCGAAACTTTAGGTAAGCTGACGTTCAAAGCTCTCTATAGTAACATCGCGTGTGTTCCTACTAATAAGTTCTTTACAGAAGGTCCTTTTATGGGCCAAGACTTGCATTTGAGTATTCATGCTCCATCATGGTGGCGTAGCCGGGTTAGAGACAATTCAGGGCTCCACGAACATTATTACCGACATGAAGAATATCCTCAGCGCGGACGAGCAACCACTCGCTGTTTGATGATACATGAAAGGTCATGACTTCAGAAAGAGCTCCTGGTTCTACAGTCCCCGGTGGAACATTATTCTGGGCTGTGCTCCTAAATGTGGGGCGACCACTCTACATAAGGTCTTGGCTGAGAACAACATACGGATCTGGACGCCGACCAATGAACAGGCCTATTCGGTCTGGATCGTCCGAGAACCAGTAGAACGCTTCAAGTCTCTATGGAAAGACAAGTGCCGTGATGAGACTCCCTTATGGGATAACTCTTCAGATAACCCAATAGCTGGGCTATCCCCCGAAGAGTTGATGAACTTCATAGAAACTACCTGTGATAAGGACAGTCATTGGACAACACAGACCTCTCAGTGCCGACAAACCCACGAAGTGGTGGTTCTGGAGAAGTTTACTAAATGGTGGAATGATAGGGGATTTCCTGCAATAGATAAGCTTAATACCACAAAGGGTGATGTGGACCTATCTCCTGAGCTAATTGAACGTATTGAGGAGCACTACAAGAAAGATGTCCGACTCTACCGAGAAGCTCTTTAAGGTACATTGTGATAAGATTAATCCTAAAGATGTACGTGGCCGTCTTATACGCAATCCAGCGTATGGTGGTCCTGGGGTTGGCCTCAATGGATGGACATGGCGACCTTACATCGTCAAACACTTCAAGCACGAGTTCCAGAAGGCCCTCAACAAAAGTATCGAAGAGAACGGAGTTAGAAACCCCGTTATCGTCTGGTCTCTTACCGAGGGGCTATTCTTTTCTTTTGGAGGAAGCCGTATTGAAGCCTGTCTACTTATTGGACTGGATGAGTGCCCCGCTATTATCAACGACTACACAGGAGAGTATAGTAGCTCCCCTGAAGTCACTCCCGACAACTGGTCCAGTTTCTTCACCGATCCCCCACGTGCCTTCGAGTTTGGAGATCATGGGGCGGACTACCATTATAACCTAGAACGGGCTAGACGCCACGAGCATGATCCAGCAGGATTCGCATGGCTTGAAGGCTCTCAGCCACCATTTATAGCTCAGGAATTTCCCTGGGTTCTTGAGGAAGATTAAATGACAGATACACTTTCTAAAGTTGGTTCCGAGGAGTACCAGGCTATTGGTGGCTTTGTTGTTCTACTTGGCGCCACATCAGTAGAGCAAACAGGTCTCGAAGCTGGTCGAGTATATGAGTTTAGTGTAACGGGCGGTACTGCCCTCTGTAGATGGGATACCACTGCTGCGGCCGCTTCTGATGGAAGTTTTACCTTCGCAGTAGTACCAAATACCTATCTGCGAGTGAAATGCCCTATAGCTAATACTTTGCTGAATGTAATCGAAGCAGAGACAGGCTCAACGGCCACTGCCGTTTTAACATTGGTTCCGGTAGCCGCGTACTAATCAATGGATATCTTCCTGCACCCTAAGCAGGCTATCCTAGATTTAGACGACCACCGATTTCAAGTAGTAGCCGCCGGAAGGCGCTTTGGTAAGTCATTCTTTGCTGCATACAAGCTATACGAAGCAGCAGCACAAGAGACTGTAGTTCGTAGCGATGGCACTGAGATAGATCTCACTAACGAAGTGGTCTACTATGTCTCTCCCACCTTCAAGCAGGGAAGGGAGAACCTCTGGAGTGTCATGATGGACCTTGGCTACAAGGCTGGTGTTATAGCTGGTGTCAGGGCCAATGAAGGGGAGATACGTCTGACCAACGGCAGGATTATACGTTTCAAAGGGGCAGACGATCCTGACAGTCTTCGTGGTGTGGGCCTACATTATGTAGTAATGGATGAGTATGCATTCATGAAGCCCTTTGTGTGGGAGTATATTATACGACCCGCACTTGGTCGAGCAGAAGGCGGTGCTCTCTTTATAGGGACTCCAGATGGCAAGAACCACTTCTATGAGATGTGGTTGTCTGCTAAGGAAGGGCATGATCCCTCCAGTGGGAAAGAGTCAACAAGCTGGGTAGCATTCCAGTTTAAGACTGAAGACAACCCCCATCTTACCGACAATGAGATCGGAGAGATGAAGGATGCCCTATCCAAAGACGCAATCAAACAAGAGTTACTGGCGAGCTTCGAGTCAACTGGTGGGGCAGTCTTTACTATGGATATGTTCCCACAAGTACCGTGGGAGAGCAAAGATGCAGCTACAGTCATTGCTGTTGACTTAGCCGGCTTCTCGAAGGCTGACCGGAAGAACAAGGCAGCATTGATGCTAGACGACCATGCCATCTGTATAGCCCTCATTCATCCCAAAGGCTGGCATATCAAACAAGTCCTTCATGGCAAGTGGGATGTGCGGGGGACAGCACTCAAGATAATTAAAGCATGGCGCAATAATGGGCGTTGTGAGGTTGGCATAGAGCGAGGAATCGCTAAGAATGCTGTGTGTGGAGACGACGGATGCAGCGGCTACCTTGGGGAGCTAATGCACAAGTGGGGCTACTTCACCGTTAAAAACCTCACCCACGCCAACCAACGCAAAGAAGACCGTATTAAATGGGCCATCCAGGGCCGAGCCGAGAAAGGCCAGATTACCCTAGAGCCCGATGATGACCTACCCGGCGAGGATAAGTGGATAGGTAAGTTTCTCTCCCAAGCAGTTGATTTTCCTAACCCGCTTGCGAAAGATGATCTATTAGACGCTGTTGCATATGTCGATCAAATGGCGGACACTGCAGCGAATTGGGGAAGCCTGAAGTTATATGACGACTGGCGGGCCCATGATGATGAGGTTGGCTATTAATGCCTATTATAAATCTTGATAATGCGCTTGGAGCTAATATAGCTGGGGACAACAGTTCCTCACGTCAGCTATTTAAGGGCGGATCGGTCGTGCACCACGTGATGTCTATTGTGCAATCCAATAGGCAGATTCGGGATAGGATGTATAAAAAGGCATGGGACGCATATGAGCGAACATTCAGGGGACTCTATACTGGTAGTGATAGGACTAGAGCCGCAGAGCGATCCCGTCTTGTTTCCCCGGTACTTGCCGCCGCAGTTGATTCAATATCGGCGACTATCGAGGATGCGATATTTAGCCGGGAGCGATGGTTTGACACATCTGATGACGTACTTGATACAAACGTCGACGATATTAGACAGGCCCATCGTATACTTGAAGAGGACTTTGATCTCGCGGGAGTGCCTGATGCTATATCAAAGATCGTTCTCAACGGATGTCTGTATGGGACGGGCATTGGCAAGATAAATGTAATCCGTAGAGAGCTAAGGTCTCTTAATTCCAAGGGTGGCGTAGATATAGAACAACGAGCTTTAGTTACCCTAGAGCCGATACCGCCGTGGGAGTTTGTTATTGACTCTCAAGCCCGAGACATTGAGTCTGGTTATTTCTGTGCTCATGAGACCCATGTGCCAAAGAAAAAGATATGGAATAAGATCAAGGATGGGACCTATAAGAAGGTCAGTCTAATAGGGAACACCAGTTCGACTACAGCTAGGCCCGCCGGGATTGAAACCCCTGATGGGCAGAACAAATCGAATCAATATGACGGCTCTGTCTTCGTAACTGAGTACTACGGGCTTGTTCCCTTGAACCTACTTAGGGGCCACCTAAAGGTTGACAAAGAGGATATCCAGGGGAATGGACACGTCGAGGTCATTGTTACTATTGCCAACGAGCTTGAGCTTCTTCGGGTTATTGTTAATCCCTTTAGAAAGAAAGATCGACCTATCGTCGCGTACCAGCATAACTACGTTCCTGGTAAGTTCTGGGGCCGGGGCGTGTCGGAGAAGGGTTGGAATAGCCAAAGAGCTCTGGACGCGGAACTCCGAGCACGTATGGATGCCCTGGGACTCGTTACTGCCCCGATGCTTGGAGCAGACATCACTCGACTCGGGAATAACCCAGATCTTCGAGTACGGCCCGGTAAGGTTATCCTTACTCGCGGTAAGCCAAGTGACGTACTTGAGCCCATCAACCTCGGTACGATTGACGCTACCACATTCAACCAGTCCTCGGAGATGGAACGCCTGGTGCAGGTCGCAACAGGATCAATGGATTCCAATGCACCCCTCAATGTGGATCGAAGAAACGAGACCGCGTCTGGTATAAGCATGATCCAGTCCGCTGGTCTGAAACGTATGAGGCGGACAATGTGGAACATGGAGCGACAGTTTCTTAACCCACTTATCAGGAAGTCATATGACCGATATATGCAGTTTGCTCCCTCGCGCTACCCTCAAGATAACACCTTCCGGGTACGAGGAACTATGGGT